AAATTGAAGATGATATTAAATAGGGCAGAATTGATCTCGGAGTCTCCTTTTAAATTAAAAGTAACATTAGAAGGTAAGCCAAAGTCCATCAATCAACTCTATGGGCACCACTATCATGTGAAGCATAACAATGCCACCTACTGGAAGAGTTTAATGAGGATGGTGATAGGTTACCGTATCCCTAAAAAACCTCTAGAAAGCGTTTCTCTGTCGTTTACCAGGCACTCAGAAAGATTCCTTGATTACGATGGCTGTGTCGCCTCGTTTAAACCTGTTTGTGATGCATTGACTGAGCTTAAGATTATTAAAGATGATAACTACAAAATTACTGGCCCTTGGAAAGTAGAACAATTTTTCAGACAAAGAAAACTAGGATCACTGATCGAGGTGATTGTTGAGGAGAGAGTATGAGCGTTGAGATTAATCCACTTAAAGAAAGACCCGATAGAAAAGACATTGGTCAGGATTGGATCCCTTGGGCCACTATTCATAAAGATGAGATGAAGACACTTGGAAAGTACAAGAATGGATGGTGCCGCGGAGCGATAATCCATTTTACAGCAGGAGCAAGACCTGGACAGGGAACCATAGATTATGGTCGTAAGATGGGTTACTGCTTTCTTTTAATCGATGGTCTCGGAAGACTTCATCAAGCTCATCCAATCTCGAGATGGGGTTGGCATGCGGGGGCATCTGCTTACCCTGGACTTAATGGGGCTGTTTCTGATGAGCTCATAGGTATCGAAATTGCCTGTGCTGGGAAAGTCGAAAAAGTCATGGTTAACGGAGAGGTTAAATATAAAGCTTGGTTTCATAAAAAAGAATCCGAGTACTTTGGCCCAGACGATGTGAGATTCGTTGAGGCTAAAGACAATATGATTAAAGGCTATTATCAGCGCTACACCAAAGAACAAGAAGAGACTTTAAAGCACCTTATTTTGTGGCTTAAAGATAATGACCCTTCAAACACGTTTAGTTTCGACTTTGTCCTAGGGCACGACTCAGTTTGTTCTCCTAAAGGGAGAAAGACCGATCCAGGTGGATCTCTATCTATGAGTATTCCTGAGTATCAAAAATACTTAAAAGATCTCTACAAATTAACTAGGTAATTGGAGGCCCAATGGCTGTCTATCAGGTTGAAACCTGTGCTGGACTTGTTGATCTAGACAAGCTGACGAAACAGGATTGGGATGATATTAAAGCACTTCAAAGATCTATTCTAGATGAGGGAGAATTCGACTCCCCCTTCAAAGCCACCTGTGCGGCATTCATTACTTGGGTTGCTATACGCTCTGAAGTACTGCAACCTTTTGATCCTAAGGTTAACATCATGCAATAGGTTTATGCACGAATGCATAAATTATTCATGTTTATCAAAATTAAAAGTTTCTAATCATTCTCACGGCATTTGAATTATATTTTTTTACCAAGTTTCCTTGGAAACCATTCCCGAAAGACTGATACCAGGCCGTTTGAGAATCTAATTCAGTAGAGCTCCAATACACGTTATAATCAAAATCGTTGTGCTTAAAACTCTCTATGCCTACTAAAGCCTTATTAAGATAGATCTTATTTAATTCGTCCTTAGTTGGGACTCTCCATCCATTCCCTAAAGCCTCAGCAATCTTTAAAGCTCCTTCGAAATTAACTCCATTGCGGCCAATTCCAGAACTATCTTTTTTCATAACTTCCAAACCATGAATCCCATCTGCATTTACACTGATAATAATACCGCCAGCAGGTCCTTGATCTCCAATTTTAAAAACATCTTTTTCAGTTTCTATTTGTTCCCAAACAGTATTTCGACAGAGGTATGTTTTTCCATTAGGTGCAACACACTTGCTATTGTCTGAAATATATTTAGATTCACAAGGAGGCTCTGCTTTATATCCGTCAGGGATCTCGCAGAATGATTTATAAAAAGGAAGTGCTTTCCATACTCCATCATTACAAACTGCCATTTTTCCAGCGAGATCCTTTTGGTCTGTGGAGTAAACTTCACAAACAGATGTGTCAGGTGCCTTTTCCTTTAAGTAAACACCGCTACAAATTCCAACTGTTCCAGGAGGTATTGGACATGACTTTTTCACTTCAATGACATCTAGATTAAATTTATCAGCATTAGCAATTAACCTTAAGCTAAAGAAAGAACTTGCCCCATTCCACGTCTTCTCTCCTGTGGCAAAATTTGCAAACCATCTAGAGCCAGGGATATTCTTGTATTCTGTCTTGGACACATATTGTGGTTGCCAGCGATCATAATATGCCAAAGGTATTCCGTTAAACGATCTGCCACTTCCCTGATCCGATGCCGAATAAGTATTTGGAAAGAACTTCTCATTTATTTGAACAGGATAACTATCGTCTTCACACTGATATCCACGCATTGCAAGCATACCAGGATCCCAGTATTTTACCCCTGCATATTCCCAAGGTTTAAATCCTTTTTGGCATACTATAATAGAGGATAGTTCCTTCATTACAGGTACTCTCCAGGTATTTACTCCACAGAGATTTATCTCGTTAACAGAATTAGAATAATCTTCACTAGAGCAATCATGACTTTCAACATTCGATCCTTTTTTCTTACACAATCCTACTTTGTAACCATGAACACTTTGACCCTGACTATCGTTCCAAGAATCATTCGAATCATAATAAGAATAGGTCCATCTCATATCTCTAAAGCTCTCGTCCTTCGTTTTTACTTCCCAAAGAACTTTCTTTAAAGACCCATTATCCATGTATTCTGTATAGGTACAGGCCCAATCTTTAGCATCGTCAGGAAGAGACTTTCCATCGGAAGAAATCTTAACAAGTTTCTTAAGATTATTAGTCCCTATCATATCTGTGATATTTGTAAGATCCAGATTAGAATGGACATCATTTTCTAATAATTTAAAGTCATCTGATTCTATATTTAATCCTGTTATTATTCCAGAGGCTATACCTATAGATAATAATGATCCTGTGATTATTTTTTTCATTGGCTACACTGCTCCTTGTAAAATAATCTCATTCGTTCAAAATTATTTGAATCAGTTAGGAACCAAGGACACTCTCTATTTCTGTCATTTATGCATCTACCAAGTATTGATATGTCAGATGTAAAGGCATCGTTTGTTTCAGAGTTCTTACATCTAAACAACATCTGCCCCTTCTCTTCAATAGTCACACATTTGTAAGCATTAGGTTTTTTCTCACAAGATGAGGCTCCCATTAATGAGAGTGCAATCAGTAATAGACTATATACTGTCCAAGTACTCATCAGCTTTTTTCTCTTTCTCTTTTAAAGAAACGGAGGGCTTCGATTGTACTTCCTTGAACGCATCTAAAGCCCTTTGATGCTCCTCTTCCTTGACTTGCCTATTATGTTCTTCAATCGTTTTAATCAAAGATTTAACCATCCCAAATATCTTGGGGATGGCTATAATAACTTGAAAGAGGAGTGTAACAAATCCCATATAATACCTATGACTGAATCTTTTTAACGATGCTGATGACTTCAGGAATAGCTGAGGTTAAAAGCTCCATGCCTTCGGTGAAACTCATTCCACTTAATTCAGTGGGAACTTGATCAATACCATTGTAGAGGTCCATCAAAGCTTGTTTTAATGGCTCATCTTTCATGATCTTCTCAAACATAACTACGAAATCCTCTGTTTGAACACCATCCTTAAAAGACTCAGCTAAAACACCTGATACTTTTAAAAGACCAACTAAAACTTCCTTTGTTTCTTTTACTGACATAAATACTCCTTTATTTACACTCTTTTAAACATCCGTTTGCGGCTTGGGTTAATTCAATCTTATAAACTCTTGTATCAATCTCTTTAATTTCTGATCTCAACATCTCTACAGTAAGTTTAGTATTATTAGAGCGCTCAACTTCTTGCACAAATGTTAAGTTCAACTTATCTACTGACTCCTTCAACCCACTCATGATCTTATCTAGTCTTAAGAAAGCAAAGCTTACTAAACCGTAAAAGGCCCAACTCATGAAACTTGAAAAATCCACTAGACAGTCCTCCCGATTATGTAAAAGACAGCAGAACCAGAATTAACAGAAACTACTGGTTTTACATAGCCTAACGACTTTAGCTCTGAAAGTGTAAACAAATAATCACCATCTGCGGTGATTGTATACGTTGCTCCATCTAACTTAACCCATTCTTGTTTATTTAGTGACCCGTAGATATCTACAACTATTCCAGAATCAACAAAGGAGTTTGTTTCCAATGCCAACCCTCCAAAGATCTGACCAAACACTACTTGTTTTAAACCACCAGCTCCGTCATCTGCTATCGAGTAATCAAAAGTATTTGTTTTCCCACTTACCGACTGGACCGCTACAAAATATCTAGTAGCAAAGAATGTTGAGTAATCAGACGAGTCCACAACAACTGTATCACCCGTAGCGATAGTCCCAGTAATTGGAGTAATCTTTGAAGATTCGATCGCTGAGACCGTCTTCGTAGGGTATACAATGTGCTTTGTAAAAGTCATGTTTCCTCAAATAATCTTCGATATTTTTCATCCCTATTCTGTAGAACATAGTTAGCCGCAGCGAAGGATTTGTCACCCCCAGACTTAAGTGAGTTTTGGAGCACCTGTTCATACGGTGTCCCTTTTACTTTATCCATAATAGATGTTTGATCAGGTGCTTTTTTCTCCTCGACAACTTTATCTTCAGGAGATGAGTAATATTTTTGAATCAAACCTTTGTAGAGCATTTCTCTAGTAGGTGCTGATGGAGTAATTGCGTTAACAGCTGGAGCAATTGCTCTTCCAGTATCTATTACAGTTTTTAATGCAAATGGACTAGTTGCCGCTGCACCGACGGCGGCTCCTGGAGCACCTCCTAAAGCAAAACCAATCCCAGCTCCAGCACCTAATCTAGTTGCACTCTTACCAGTCACATCTAGTGGCATAAATGGAGCATTGTTAAATGTTCTCATCGCAGCTAAATTTTGAGCCTGCTCTAGCATAGGAGAATCAGTCATCATTCCTAGCTCTTCAAGAGCCGCTGCATTTCTTGCGTTCCCACCTGAACCCGCAGCCATTAAAGAGGCTTCAGGAGCACCGGACTTTAAAATATTAGAGTTCATAGAATCTTCAACTCTATGAAACTCTGAAAGCTGTTTGTTTAATTTAGTCACTGAAGGCTCTGCTTGATCAACAAGTTGTCTTGCTGTAGCTGCAGCACTTTTAGATGCATTTGCCGCTTCTTTGCCTATCTGAAACATATCACCGTTTCTGTAAGCAGAAGATGCCTTATCTTGTAAGAATTGTTTTAATTCATGAACCTTTGCTACAGGCAAAACTCCGTCAGGAGACATACCTTTTACGGAAGCAATTATATCATCTATTTGTTTAACTTCATTTTTCCATAAAGATGGATCAAGACTAGATTTATATTTTTCCAACGAATCAATTACAGGTTGAGACTGCACTGTCTTATTAGATTTACTTAAGACATTTGAAATTTCATTATTTATCTCACCAATTTTAGATCCAATATCTTTATTGTATTGTTGACGGATTTGATCAGCAGCTTCAATGGTTGATCCCTCACTAGATCTTGCCATTTCTTTTACTTTATCAGCATTCTTTGCATAGGTTTTTATCTCTTGTTCTGGAACACCTGTAAGAGCATGGGCAACTTTTGGAAGTTGTGAAATTCCTTTGGAGATAGCTTTCCCAACAACTTGTCCACCCATCTCACCCATCATCCCACCGATGGCCTCTTCTCCTATACCTTTAAGTCTATCCATCATTGGCTTAGGTTGTTCTCCAAGTAAATAAGTTCTCCCAATATCCTCGAGAGCTTTTCCACCTGCTGCACCTAATCCGGCTCCTCCAACTGAACCCGCTGGCCCCAATCCAGTTCCAACTAGTCCGCCTCCAAGCATACCAATAGTAGGAAGAGATGATAAAGTTGCCTCAATCATTTTCTCTTTAGTTAACCCTTTTTGTTGATTAGGAATCTCATTGGCCATTTCTCTAATAGCACTAGAAAACCCCGATTGAGAGGGAGCTGGGGTTTCCCATGGTGCAACTTCTTCTTCATCCCAAGGAGCTCTTTCTTTTGCCATTACTGACCTACGACTTTCCAAGATTCAGGATTACTTCTGTCTCCGCCTACATATTGATATGTTTTACCTTGATATGTTTTAGTTTCAGATTGTGGTTTTTGATCCGATGCTTTTTCAAATTGTTCTGCCCCTTTACCAGCTCCTAATAATGCTATTTTTTCTTTTTGAGCTCTTAATGCAGCTTTATTCTCAATAACCTTTGGACTGTCTCCTCTTTGGGGGAAAAATGGTTTTGAATAATTAAATCTTTCATCCACTGGGATTGCAGCACCAGAAGCATCTCTTAAATATGTTTCAACCCATGCTTCTTGTGCAGCCGCAGCTTCTTTCCCAGCGTCTGATTTTAAAAATTGTGGAGCCCATGAAGTTTGATCAACTAACGAACCATAACTAGTTGGCTCAAATCCTTTTTTAACTGCGTCTTCGTATTGCTTATTTGCAAGATTCCCCATCTCAGCTAATCCTAATTGCTTAGCTTGAGATAAACTTAATTCCTGTTTCTTTAAAGCCTTATCTGATAATGATTGTTCAAGAGCTCTTTCTTTCAAAGCACGATCAAGACCTTTATCAGAATCTGATTGCTCCATTTTCTTTTCCTCAAGCTCAAGCTTTTTACGCTTATAATAGTTTTCAAGAATTTCTTTGTTAGCTTCAGATCTCATTTTCTCTTTTGAATCAAAAGCTCCAAGAGTATCAGCTTTTATGCGTCCTCTAATTCCCTCGAATTGTTGGTTTACAGCATCAGGTGATCTTCCAGCTAATGCTGCACCCATCCCAGCAGCAAATTGCCCCATACCTAATCCAGAAGTTTGATCGTCATATTCTTTTTGAATAGCTTGTCTCTCAGCTAATTTTTGAGCTAAGTATTCTTGTACTTTAGGATCCATTTCATAATCCATATTAGACTTCCTTCTTCTTTTGGTTTGCAGCGTAAGCAGTTGATGCTGAAGATAAAGCATTCCCTAAGAACTGATTATTAGATTGATCTTCTGCTCCAGAGGCATTCGCGTAGTTCTTAGCAGCATCTGATTGAAGACCCATTCTCGACATTTGATTATTAAAGTTTTGCTGATCTAAATTTAGATTATATTGTTGAGCTTGATTATTTAAACCAACATTTTGATTTGCAGTATTTTGCATATTCTGAGCATTAGAGGCTTGAGCTGTGTTTCTGGCACCAACATTTCTCATACTAACATCTTGAACATTCTGAGTATTAAATTTGTTAATTATGTCTTTAGCCTGGGCTTTCTGAGCATCTTGAGAGAATTGTTGTTGTCCCATTTGTCCACCGAGTTGACCTGACTGCATGATAGCATCAAGAGCTCTCTGTTCAGCCTGTGCTTTAACATCCATTCCCATTTGAGCTTGTCTATTAGCACCTTGTTGAGCAGCTAATTGACGAGCTACCAACTCACTCATTCCACCACTCATTCCCCTAGTGGCCATGTTCTGCATGATAGCACCAGTTTGACCTTGAAGATTAGTGTTCACATCTCCTTCGATCTGAGCAAGACGAGCCTTATCAGTGGCTGTCATTCCAGTATCACCGATACCTTGAAGTTTTAAGAGAGCATTCATCTGAGCTTGTTTTAATGCGGGATCACCGACTACATCTTCCATTGCAGATGGAGCAAGAGTCTGCGCTGTTTCCATCTCAGGATTTAATTGGATCACTTGTTTATACAACTCTGGATAATATTCTTTTAAAACAGGTAATGGAATATTCTGAGCTTGTCTTAACATATCTGCCATAATGTCAGGGGATTGATTATCCTGACCTAAAAGATATCCTCCAGCTAAACCAGCAGCGGCACCCAAAGGTCCACCTAATTGTGCTCCGGTGGCCGCCCCTGCCAGTGCCGAGTTTGTACGACCTCCCATTATAAACCTCCATTTTTAATTTCATTAATCTGATATTTTTCCAGAATTAATGGATTTTTTCGTCTAATCTTATTTTTTATACTTGAATAAGTTGTTCCAAGAAAGTTAGCTAAAAAGTAAGCATTTTCAAACGTGTTTTGCTCTTTTGTTTTTTCATTTATTATAATGTATGAGTGCTTTGAATAACCTTTAGATCCACTTTGTTTTCCTTTTTTTGCCAAGGATTGTTTTAATTTAGTTGAATCACTTGTTATAATACCTTTGTTCCATGCTACTTGTACATTTTTCAATCCTTTATTCCAAGCAGATATTCCTTTCATTTTTTCAGAATGCTCTTTTTTCTCTACTTCAGTTCTTGGAATACCTTTGTTCCAAGCAGTCTGTCCTTTCTTAAAATGTCCTTTTGGATTTTCTAAGAAGTTTTTTTTGCTTGCTAAAGAAAGTTTCAATCGTGTTTCTTCTGAAGGTGATAAACCTCCATTCCCTCCTGAGGTTAAGTTATAACCAATGTCCTTATTGTTGGATCTTAATTTATTAATCCAATAGATTTCTAGTTCATTAATATTATGATCAGAATTTTTTTCTACAAAATCTATAGATTCAAATATAAAATTAGATTTTCCATATTTATTCCATGCTTTTTGTAAATATCTATTAAAATGTACGTTTCTATTTAACTCAGACTTGTGTTTATCAAATCGATCCTTAAGACGTGATTGTTCACATTTACCTATATAAAATTTATGAGTAGACAAACAAGTGATCTTGTAAATCCATGCAATACCCTTATTCATACTCCAACCCATGTTAACCTCTTTTTATTTTTCTACTTGATAAATCCGCGTTTTTGTAAATTTGACGAGCCATATCCATAGCCTCTTGATCATGGTTTGCTGTATCAAGACTTTGGAATTTACCGCCAGGTTGAAATACATATTTTTTTATAAAGTCATCACCTAATCTACTTCTTAACTCATCAATAGGGGTTGCTTTAATATATTTAGAAAAGTTTATAGCATCAGAAGATATTGAAGAGAAAGGACCTCCAGTAGTAGCCTTTGAATCTTGTCCTAATCCAATTGATGATTTAAATCTTGCATTGGCAGCATTTTCAGATGCAGCATAATCACTGTCAAACTTAGCCTTATCAAAACCTAATGGATTAATAGGCTTTCCATCCGCTGTTAATCTTTGGTCAGCTCCATCAAATAGACTTTGAAGTGCCGCATACTTATTTCTCTCTTCTTGTGTCGCTACGTTGTTCATATTTGCTGGAGTTGCATCATAATTAACATAACTACCAAGATTAAGGTCATATAAACTCAGACCTTCATTTAAACCTAAATTAGCAAGAGTCTCTTGGTTTAAAATATCGTCTGATACATCAGATGCGACAGAGTTTCTTTTTGCTAATGAATCAGCATTAAACTGATCAGCTCTCTGACTAATAGGATTGATTAAGTTGTTCATAGAATCTTGTTCAGCTTGAGCAATCGCTGCCTTGTTAGCTTTTGCATTCGCTAAACTTGTGGAGATATCATTTTGAGCTCCAGTAAATGACTGGCCAAACTGATCATTTAAATTTTTATATTTATCTGCAAGTGATTCAATCGCTTGTCGGCCTTGAGTAGAACCTTGCATGATCACTTGATCAAGATTTTGAGCTCCGGAAGTATAATTAGGTCTATTGTAGGTTTGTTTAAAGAGATCCTTTTGACCTAAATCATTCCCAACCTTACCAAGCTGTTCTTTTGCTCTCGTCGTGGCAGTCTGAGCTTCTGCATATCCACCTAGACCTGTAATGTCACTAGGTCCAGTATAACCACCAGTCTGCTTTGTAGTTTTGTAGGTTTTTTTTTCTTCATCGGATAATTGGTCCGCTCTATTAATAGTAGCCATAGGATCATAAGCCGCAGTCTTTTGAACCTGACTTGTTAACCCACCCACAGCTTGTTGAGCTTTATTAATATCACTCTCTACTCCACTTGCTATCTGCTGTCCCATCTGAGCGCCCTGTGGTTGGTTCGCTGAAACATACTTATCAAGATTCTGATACTGACCACTAGACTTAGGTGTAGAGGATGCTCCACTTGAGGAACCTCCAGAACCAGGGACATTGAACGATGTAGAAACTCCGGAGATGTTCTGACCTTGTCCTGATTGACCACTCTGAGCTTGATCGTCTTGTTTGTATTTAGGTGCAAAAGGCATCTTGTCTCCTAACCGTATATCACTAATATTCGGATGGTATAAGTGGTCGAAGCAGTAAGACCAGTTATACTATCAATTATTATTTCATTATCTTTAAATGTCCACTGAATGTAGGGGCTCACACTCGGAACTGCCATTGAACCAATGGTATTATTAAATAAATAAATTGGCATTAATCCTTGAGGGAACACATTAAATTTAGTCCTGAATTTCATTGGGAAATTATTTGAATCATTCTTAAACTTAATTTCTTTGATCTCTTGGTAAAGGTTATCTTCTATAGAAAGGTTATTGTTATAGGATATCCAAATATCATTTATGAATTGATTCAAAGTTGAAAATAACCCACCAATCCAAGAAGCTTGTTCTTGGAATTGTTCCAATGTAAACTTTTGTGGTTTAATTTTCATTTTTTACCTCATAATACCTAAAAATATGTTTTTTTGTTTCTTTATGAACATTATTACATACTTCTGATATTTTAGACTGTGAACATCCAGTCATTTTTGATGCTTCCCAGGTTGATTCATAAATAATACCAGTATTTAAACAAATAACCTTTTTTATATTTGCTGGTTTTTTCCCAATACGTGCTTTAGACATTTTCATAATACGTTCTTTAGTCATACTTTTCCTCTGACTAATTGACATTTTATTTTTACTCTCAACTGTATGTTTCTTACCCAGTCTAAACGATGAATATTTGTGTAACTCTTTAATTTTTTCAGATATTATTTTTTTCGTTTCTTCGTTGTGTTTTTTTCCAAAAAAATGATTTTTTTCTCCTAAATGAGATAATCTAATATTTTCTTTCCACTCATCCGTTAGTTTCTTACCAGTATGAATTATTTTAAGTTTTAACTTATTATTTTCATCCCAATAATTTCCATTGCGTTCATTGAAAATAGCTTCATTATTTTCTTTTAACTTTAATGTTAATTCTTTTTCAAAGATTAGTGATTCATTTTTATCATAGAATTCTTTGATAATATTAACTTCAGGGGATCCATTTTCTTTTATCCAATTTTTGTAGCTTCTATTTTGTAAATCATAAGGTCTTTTTTCATTACCTGATCCGACATAAATTACTTTTCCTGTTTTTTTACAGGAGTGCGTATAAACATAATATTTTTTCAACATAAAATCTCCATATTGGATATCTACATTGGACATAAATACTTGTCTATCCATTACTGCCTCGTCATTCTTTCAGATACGTATTCAAATTGAACACTAACCCCATTCAAAGACCACTTTGCATAGGCATTCTTAACTCTAAATCTAATGCTCAACAAAGAACCCCTAGACTTCTCTCTTGGAACTGTACATCTAATAGGTTTAGGTCTTTGAATACCTCCCCATGGTCCACTTCCCCACTGAAAAGCTCCCCAAAGGTCTGATCCAAATGTCCCGTTAATTGTAGTCTCTGAATACCCACCACTAAGATCAGTATAAAATGAACTTGCCGCAGTATTGAATGCCTTATCTCGAAAAAGCCATGCCACTTCTTGGAAATGTTTCATTATCCCAGCGTTTTCTAGGGGCTGATTTGTGAATTCTATCTCACAATCTATGGCTTTTAAAATAGAAATACTAGTATCAGACCATGCAATAGTTGAATCAACAACAACCGTACTAGTTGCTGGATCAATGCTATTAATAATTGAATATTTGACGTTGGTTTCATAAATAACATCACCAATCTCAACATTTAGTAAAGAATCTAAAACAACACTCGAACCAGAGTGTGATGTCATCGTGTAACCTGTGTAAATCTCATCAACATAATCGGTGAATAAGAAGTCTTTTCTCTCTTGATAGATATTCTGAGAGCTTGCATGAGCTAAGTAAAGACGATCATCATTCACATTAACAATCCCGTGAACAACATCCTTCTCCCATGTAGTCCAAGAGTCTGTGAATGTGTTGTAAACAAGAGCTTGAGTACAATGCAGATCACCAGCATCTTTAATGGTGAATAAAATAAACTTTCGATCAGTCTCGTAATTGATACCAAAGCTTAATGTTTTTAAATTAGTGTAATTCTCAGAGATCAATTCTTGAATCTTATTTTCAATAGGCCGTGATTTAACCTCGACCCCAACATCACTAATAGCAACAACCCCTTGGTCAGATAAACAGTAAATTTGGTTGTTAACTACCACTGCACTATCAGGAGCTATGATCTTTGTAGAGGTATCAAGAGGATCAATACTCCATTGACCATTCTGTCCAGTAACTCTGAATACTCCATCGTCTTTAAGAACAAACAAAGAATCCCTTAAAGCAATGATCCTTCTAATGGCATAGTTCTTAGAACCAATGTATTCTAGATGAGAAATGGGAACGTGTTCAGGCTGTTGAATCTTACTCCACATGAGACCATTGATGTAAGCTTCGTTGTTACTCTCACCATCGTTTAAATCCCATGCAAGAGCTCTACTCGCAGTCACATTAAAGACTGTTCCATCTATGGTTCTTTTCTCTAACAAGATAATACCAGGAAGATCCTGATATCCGCTCTCATAGTAAGCATAGATTGAGGTATTTGAAGAGTACTGGTTTATGACCTTAACTAAGCTCTTAGCTGTGTCCTCAATATTCTGTGCTGCAGACCCACCAGTTGAAACTTTAAACTGTGCTGAAGCTACAGTCTCAGTAGCCTTAGCTGTGTAAACAACACTGTTAATTGTAATGGTATCATCGGCAACTAGACCGGCTCCTCCAACGCTAAGTAAGTTAATCGTGATGTTATGCTTATTCTGCACGTTTGCATAAAACATGAATCCCTTAAACTCTGAAATGTCTTTAGCTTGAGGAGGTTGTTCATTAGCCTCACTGATTCCCTCTTGGCTTGCATTGGTATACAACGAAGCACCCATCAAAGATGTAGGAGTTGAATCAGTATGAGTAATGCTCTTAGCTGTGATCTCACCCGCTGTAGGGTTATTCTCATATACTAATTGGAGCTCATCGTTCGGCTCATCAGTCGAAGTTGCAGACTCCTTTGAGCGATAGATCTGATAAAAATCATTTACAGTAATTCCCACTGGGATGGTAAATGTAAGAGAAACATCTCTTGTCCCACCAGAAGAGTTAGCAACAATAATACGCTGGGAAGGAACTCCGAGATAAAGATTGTTATTAAAGTCCCTGCTTCCCCAAACAATTCTGTAGGCAACTTGAGTATTAGTTGTCATGAATCCACTTGCACCAGTGGTAACTCCAGAACCATCAAGTCCAGCAGGCATTCCAGTCGAGTAAACAGGACCAGAGATATTATCTAGAACATTGACACCAAGACTAGTAGTAAAATACAAATTGCCGCTAGCTTGTACAAATCGCATTCTTGCATAATCAGCATCCGGATGTGAAAAGGTTCCATCATAATCAGTCCAACCGCCTTCGTATGAACTTAGGCTATCATTATCAGAGCGATGTATTACTAAAGCATTCTTGTAAGTTGTAATCCGATCAACTCTCGCATCTTCAACCCCTATATTAGGATCAAAGAATCCAAGACCACGACGACTTTCACCCACTGAGTCCTTATCAACCACAATGTTTTTAGCAACACTTAATGAACCATCGACTACTTCACTCAATTGGTTTTGATTTGTTGCTAAACCTTTAATTTTAAGAAGTAGTTTCTGACTCATTAATACCACCTATTTGAGAAGTAACTCAAAAGTCTTCCGGATCTAAACTTAGTGGAATCATTTTCAACCCTAGGATCTAGCATCCTCACTGCATCTTGCTTAATGCGCTCTAAGAGCTTTGCTTCAAAGTCTAATGCTTTATCCTTCTTACTACTTAACGCAGCAACAAGGGCACTCTGAACAAGTACAGGATGCAACTCCTCTGGAACCATTGGAACAGGAGCTTGTTCCGCTAAACATAACCAGTCCCCTACTGCGAGGCCATTTGGGAGTGACGCAAACGAAACACTAGTACCAGATATGCCCACAATAGCAGAATCATAGTCCAGTAAGTCGTACGGGTTGTTGTTTTGGACAAAATCGCATAAAGACCCCGTAGAATAACTAGTAGGCAAAGAACTAACAGTAACTTGAGTCGAAGAATCAATAGATAATACCTGAGCACAAGCCGTTTCCAGAACGAGTTTATTCGGTCGTCCAAAGTATTTCATCCTTAGCGTGTTAGCGGTGTAATCCGAAGATAACTCGATTGAGTTCCTTACCATGTAATATCCTGATGGGTTTCCATCACGATCCTCTTCAAAAAGACGAACGATATGACTTACATTCAAACTTGGATCTAAATATTGCAAGTCTCTGATCTTTGCTCCCACTGCTCTAGAAGGAATTCTATAAGTACTCCCTTGAGTAATGGTAAAATCCTTACTTAACAAAAAGAACTCTTCACTAAGTAAAAGCATTGTAGGGATAATCTCAGTCTTCATCTGATGATTTAATAATACTAGATAATCACTATCTGAGTACAAATCATCCGATGTCGGAAAAGATCCCTTAATTTTTATAGCTGAGATTAATTCAGAGACTAACATAGGTCCCTACTTTCTTACTTCTTAGAGAGTTTAATAAGTTGAGCTAATAATTCAGGGCTAACCTCTTCACTGATATCAGATCCAAGCTTTTCCTCTAATCCCTCAACTTCTTTAGGCTCACCTTCAGCCTTGTCTTCCATCATGTCTTCTTTTTTCATAGGCATAGCTGTAGTCACTTTCATAGCAACAAGCTTTGGATGAGATTTTAATTTATCACCCTCTTTTTGATCCATTAGATCCATGATCTCTTTTAATACTTTTGATTTAACTGATATATCTTTCATATTTACTCCATATGGTTTTAATTATAAGTTAGCTGCTGCAATTCTAGTCTCTAATGAGTTAACTTTGGCACTAAGTTCTTTAATCGATGCAACCAATAATGGAATTACATCTGAATAAGACAGACCAATAAAGTCATCTTCATTTACTGGCATATCAACTGCCTCAGGTAATACAGCTAAAACATCTTGAGCTATTAAGAATGCTCTCCTCTTATCAATAGGATCTGTTTTGAATTTACCAATAACAGATCTTAAAGAATTAACCTTATCTAATCCATTTGATATAGGCTCTATAATATCCTTAGCTCTTTCATCAGAAATTGTATTCCATCCAGAAGCTCCATTGGCTAGATATTGGCCCCATCCAGTTAAACCAAGACTTGCACCAGTATTAAAATAAAATCTTCCATCATTGTTTGATCTTGCTCCCATCCACATTTGAATGATTGTGTTTTGAATCATGAATATTCCAGTATCCGTTGAAGCTGCACCATAAACATTCAAGTTTAGATTATTTGTGGCAGTGGCACCGACGTTTAAATTATTAACTATATCGACATTCCCTGTTGTATTTACAGTTACTTTTGGGAAAGTGTTATTCACTCCAAGAATAAGTGGATGATTTGATGATGTTCCAACCACAAAACTGTGGGTTGAAACTCCACTTGGAATCATAATACCAGTTACTGTTGAGTCAGATACCTTTATCCCATCATTTATTGATGAACTTACATAAAGTTTTGAACTTGGACTCGCACCAATACCAAAGTTCCCTGATGCATCAATACGAACTCTTTCACTATTATTAGTACTAAATACCATAGGACCGTTCATGGCATTTAAAAGATCATAGGTACTTGTTGCAGGCCTATTTACTAAATACATATTCCCTGCATTTGATTCCATTCTAATCGCAATATCACCAGAAGTCTTTTTCATGTGAACTGTTTCACCAGGTGCACCAGTTCCTATACCTAATCTTTTATTTGTATCATCCCAGAAATAATTTGAGTTATCCTGTGCCAATTGTCCGGTACTATCGACATACAATGATGATCCTGATGTTGCAGATGTAATACTTGACCCAATTCCAACGGTAGAGTTGTTTGATTGCCAAGATGCTGTTGTTCCATTTGAAGTTAAAATATAATTATTAGATCCAATGGGAAGTCTTACTGGATTACTAGCACCACTTCCTATAAGTATATCACCCGTTGTCGTATAGAGTGACTTATTAACCTTAGAATCAATTTGAGTTTGAATAGATGATGTTGCATCTAAATAGCTTAGAGTGGTGTTAGAAACAGCAGACGCCTCAAGGACTCCTGTAGAGGCATTTGTCTGAACAACTTTACCAAGACTTAGAGCTGCGAGTTTAGATAATGAAATAGCCGCACTTGAGCTAATGTCTCCATCAACAATCGAGAGAGCTAAACTTAATTTAGAATAAGCAATCGCTGCGGCTGCATTGATGTCAGCGTTTACGATAGATGTTCCAAGGTTTAACTTAGAATATGCAATGGCCGCACTTCCACTTATATCCGCATCCACGATTGAACTTGAAAGATTGAGCTTACTGTAAGCAATGGCCGCAGCCGCATTTACATCAGAGTTCACAATCAAATTAGTTAAAGCACCGGCTCCAACATACAGAACATTGAATCCGTTGAATTGAAGAGTATCAAGCGCACTCACTGTGAGATCAAGGTCCCCACTGTTAGCCGCATTCCTCCACTTGATTGTCTCAGTATTGCCTAAACGTAAAAAACCTGCTGAGGCAGGGTTTGTAGCTTTAGATTTTATATATGGTGTTTTAAGACCAAATGTAGCTCCGAAATCTACTTCCGATGTTAGGTTAAATGCACCGCCAGTCTTCTGAAGGCATCCCGTAGCAATCGCAATCAAGTAATTGGAAATATTGCTGCCCCAATTTGAATCCCCTTCAGAAGCGATACTATAAACAACTCCATTGAACGTCACATTTGTTGACATTTTTACTCCATATATTCTGCAAGGTGTCCGCCTACAACCCTACCTTTTTTATCACAGGCAAAGGAAACATTAGTAGACTGTCTCTTTAAATATTCTGCGGCTTTTGTAACTGAATCAAATACTAACTCTTCTTTTGACTCTTTATTTATTAATTTAACTTTTTTAATATTGTGAGGAACTCTTCCTTGTCTGACTAATGAATCATGCAAGTATTCATTAGATTTCTTAATCTCAATTTCTCTTATAATATCCTCAAATGATTTTTTATCAGATAGATATTTAATTATATACTTCCCATACAGGATTCTTTTTTTATTAATTGCAAGAGTAACAGCTCCTATTGTGCATTCTGCATATCTTGAAAAATCAGATATTGAATTATAAGTTGATATCTTTTTATTAGAAATACTAAAAACTTGAATAGATTTTGTCTTACCAAGCTGAACTGACTCTGATCCGCTTGTTAATCTATAATTGTAGCCAAAGGGTTCATATGTTTTTAAAGAATTTATATAAAATATTTCTTTTTTTAAATAATCTTCTTCTGTGCAACACTCAATTACTTCTGTTCTAAAGGAATCAAAACCATACTTTCTCATATCTATATGAAGCAAACTATTGCTCTTACCTGATAAAGACATATGTTTATGTTTCCCTATTCTTCTATTAATATTTAATGTTGCACCAACATAAATTTTACCATTTTTTAAATTAGTTATTTTATAAACAAACCCAAGCTTAGACATACACACCTCTTTTAATAGGTGTGTATGTCTTAGGTAATCACTTACGTCAAATATTAATCCATCACAATCAGCTATTGGTTATTGAATGACCCTTAACGCATTGAGCAGGCTTCAAGCAAACAAGGGCTTGTGCACTGTACAAACGAAGTTCGTAAGCATTCTTATCAGGAATGTGTAAGAACAATTCGTCTTTGCGACCAGGAGTCTGGAAGCTGAACTCTTGAGAACCAATTCTTCGGAATTGTTTTACTGGGATAAGGAAACATTCACCTTCCTTAACCATAGGATGAGGAACAAGGTTTAATTTACCGTTAGGACCCATCAAAGTGATGGATTCGAATCCGGCAATTCCTTCAGTTTCTTTTTGTCCGCCATTTTGACGACGAAGATCAGTCATAGTTCCAGAAAGGTTCATGAAAGTTTTAGGAGACAAGTAAATGTCAGCCTCACCCATCAATCCACCTTTAGAAACTGCGTAACCAGCCATATTTAAAAGCTTGGCAGTAGTTGCAGCAGCAGAACCGAAACCGTAGCTAGAACCTGACCAGAGTGAGTAGGTTGCAGCCGAAATTCCGAACAAGGTGCCCGCATTAGTTACAATCTTGTCTATCCCTACGGGTTCAGCAGTTTTAGCACCTTTAAAGTGGATGTAACAATCACCAGCGGCAAGAGCGATATCAAGAGCTGTGATTCCAGTAGCTGTTCCAGTGAAAGTGAGTTTGTGGTTAACAAAGTCTACGGCAGTTACTGTGAATACTGCATCTGATCCAGAGGAAACTAAAGAATCATCAGATACTTTGTAGAACGACACGAGTGCTGATTCGCTTCCGGCCCAAATTCCAGGAGCCCAACCCGCTGCAAGCATAGTTACTACAGTAGATGTAGCAGATGCGTTTACAGAAGAGTCAGCAGTTCCAAGACCAGTTGCTGATTGACCGTATAAGAAAGCCATTTCTAAACGTCGAGAAGCAGTTTCTTGGATGTTCATTACCAACAATTCAGATGCTGATTTAAACGCCTCTTTAGAACCTGTCGCTTTAGCAGCTGCTTCATAGTCCATTTGTCCACGGATAATGATTTGGTTTGCATCAACTGAAGCTTCTTTTAATTGAGCAGCGATAGAGTCGTTAAGTGTAGATACACCAGCTCCAGCAGCCAAATAAGTTACGCCAGCTTCGTTTGTTAAGATAACAGGGAAGTTGTAGCTTTTTCCGATTTTGTTAGCTTTTTCAAACTTAATTTTTTGTTGAAGAATGCTTACTTCGGGGATCGCATTGATAGGACCCTCACCGTAAACTACTTTCGCTTTATCCAATATTTCTATCGGTGCAGACTATATCATTCGGGAGTGTTATCTCCTTAGTTTGCGCTAGTGACTTCTTATATTGGTATCTCATTTCAAGGAATCGGAACTTGTGTTGCATACTTTTAAACTGCAAAACAAATTCTCGAATTTTATCCCAAATTAATAAACTATCTTGTGCGTTTATCTTTAAAAAAGGATGAATTTTCTCTCGTGACTTCTGGTACTTTAAAATAGTCACAAAATTAAAATTCTTAGTAATCCAATCTTGTATACTTAAACAAGACTCTAGTCTCTGATCTGATATAAAAATGCGCAAACTTGCTGAGTAGCATTTATTATATTTTTTATCTATCTTACCTTCGACGTAACCGTCATCCATAAGCCATATAGACATCAAAAACTCTGGATTATTAATAAATCTAAGAATCCTAGATTTATCCTTTTTCCCATTGGGATAAATAAACTTTCTCCATGCTTTAAATCTTATCCATGAAGCTTGAAATTGTATGAATGGTTTAGACTCATACCCTTCAAATCCACGGTTATTACCAGTTCTCAACTTAATCGTACGTCCTAGTATGGTGCTTACTAAATTCGCTTTCCAAGCTAAGTAATCTGCTTGATCAGACGAATGACCAACGTGGAGTCCCCCATAAGTTCGATGATTGCTCTTTATATAATGCAAACATCCATCTCCGATAACTAAAGATAAAAGCATTGATCGCTTATCTTTCCTTGTCATAATCACCTTCTAACCGCCTTTGGCATCAAGAATGTATATAAAATGTCTAGTCGTTGAACCTTACCATATTTCAGGTCTTGGCTTCTGATTGCCGACAACTTTACTTGTTTCGGGTTCCAGAAATTCACAAACTTTTAGTGTATTTGTACACTGAGGGGTTTCACCTCACCTCTTCTAAAGTTACACTCTAAAGAGACCGTCTAATGTGGAAGTTGTATTTGCAGCAGCCATTTTATTAATACCTTTCTGATATATAAATTAAATTAAAATTAAATTATAAAGTGCTTAATTTAGATTCAGTCTGGTTTTGACTTATCTTTTCTTTGATAAACTGATGAGAACAACCTGGTATTGATTGCTCTCTATGATTTGAATTGTGACTATATTTTAGGATTAAATCAATATTATTCTTGAGACTGTAAACGACGAGAGACCTCTTCTTGCCACTCATCAAAAGACACATAGCCTTTTTTCTTGGAAGTCTGAGGAGCAGGGGATCCTTGGTAAATAGGTTTTACTCCATTTAACTGTTTTTGCTTTATAGTTTGAATATCATGCCGTCTAATTTTCTTAGCAGTGTCTTGTCCTAGTATTTCTAAAAGCTGATCACCTTCAGCACTACCGACTAAACCTTTAACCATAGATAAAACATCTTTTTTCATCTCACTGACTAAATCAGATGCATCTAGATCTAGGCCAAGCTCTAGGTTCTTTTGAAGCAAGTAAGCCGCTCGTTTTGCCATGTCAGGAGTTTTAGGTAGTCCAGACTTATCAAGAGCCTCGATTATCACTTTCTGATAATGCTCAGCATGCTTTGTTTCTAAAGCTTGTTGCTGAGCTTTCTCTTGCTCTTCTTTCTGAGATCTCTCCAAGTCTTCATACTGCTTTATTTTAGCCTCATACTCAGCGAGCTTTCTTTGCTCAGGAGACATCATCTCATTCTGAAGCTTTTCAAGCAAAACTTGTTCAGCATATTCATAACCTTTAGGGCCAAGCCTTTTAAGTATAGAGGCAGGATCTTTCTCAAACCCTTGGACAAGTTCAAAAGCCTTTCGTTTAGCATCTTGAGCCTCAGCCATTCTCTTCTTTGCGGCACGAGCTAATTGGAGCTCACGTTTAAGGCTCTCTTCATCAGCTAGATCAAACTCCTCTTCAAATTCCTCCCCATCTACTTTAAGGAGGAATTTTCTTTTCATGTTCTGAATTTGCTTTTCTAATTCCTTGGGAGGAGCCTCGGATTGAACCTGCTCTTCCCCCCCAACTAGACCTTCGTCCTGATTTTCTATACCTTCTGTGGCTTCTGTGGCCATATCTGATGATTCTTCACTCATAGTTTCTCCTTGGTGTTACTGCATTGGTGGCAATGGTGATTTAGCTGGTTTTGGAAGATTCACGGCATTAGCCTGCTGCTCCAAAGGAGGCTCTTGAGTCATCATATTAGGATTAACTCCAGGACCTTGTTGTTGAGGAGGTGGCGGTGGAGGTGGAGCAAAGCTTGTTTGCTTAAGCATAGCCGCCATCTGAGGAGTCATTTGCTGAGCCATGTTTATGTGCTCTTGGATATGATTTAAAACATTCTGCAAGATCTCAGGCTTAGTTCTGATCTCTACATTGTTAGTCACACAAGAGTGCTCCAATACGTGGATAGCATGATCATCTGTAAGGATAGCTTGGACTTGCTCCCCATTCATCAAAGCTTCATTCTCGGCTTTAACTAAATGCTGACGGCTACGATCATACTCATAAAGGGGCTCTAAGTTACCAGTGGTTAATACACCTAAGTATTGCTCTGGAGTTTTTATCATCCCAGGAGTTTGAAGCAATTGGTTAGCGATCTCAACTCGACCAGCCGCTGTCTTAGTTAGAGGGTTAGCCGTATCAATGATCACACGGTTCACACCCTTAAGATCAGAGCCTTTGAAGTACTTCATCAATGGCTTTTTAGTCTTACCAGCAATAATGGCCATCCGAGGCTCTTCAGCATAGGTCTGAAGGAGCTCAATGATCGCAGTCCCTAAGTTTTCAAGCATTATGGCATGGGAGAGTTGAAGCCCAGAAGAGAATTGAATCGATTGTTGCTGCAAGAGAGCCATTGCGGCCCCTGACATGGAAGCAGGAGCGTCACCGCGAGAAATAGAACTAACACCACTAAGCAGCTGCATATAGTTATTAATAGTCTCATTGAAATTAAATACCTCTGGGGCAGTTTTCAACAAATCCAGTGGAGCAATAGGCCCTAACTTAGGATCAAACTCTAATACGTTCATCCCGTCCATTACTTTTGTGACATTCAAGCCCGATCCCTTAGGCATTTGAAAATTTTGTACCGCGTTGGCAGCTTGGTTAGTCAGGATTGCTGAGAAAGTGGCATCCATTGCATCTTGGAGTGGGAGTAGATCAAACACATTGGAGTGACCGAATGCCATGTCTTGCTTTTGGGTAGTATAGATGGGGAAAATGTAGGGTTTTTTATAAGGAAGTGGCCCATCAAACAGGATACAGTCCTTATCTACTACAACAACCAAGCGTCCTTCTGGAACAGCAGGTGTCTTTGCATGATATAACTTATAGACTGGTATGAGATCACTCTCAGTATCAATCAATCGGTTGTTAATAGGGTTAAGTTCATACTCAAAGTTATCCCTTTGATCACAGGAGACCTTCTCGATGAGCTCAGACTTATCTTTGTACTGAGCCGATAGATCCCACTTGTTTACAAAGTCCCGTTTAATATACCAGTCATGATCAATATCCCGTTTCCAAATGTCCCGACACATATCCATCATCGAATACACATTTACTTCAATGTCACCCTCTAGGATAGGGTTCTGCTCTTCATCAACGGCTATAATTTCACCGGCATTTACATCCCACTCAGCAACGATCCAGCCTTCTCTTAAGAATAAGGCAAGCTCTGTGGATCGGTTAACCTTACCCTCTAACCCCTTCTCTCTCATGTAGTAGTCCAGTAATCCCTCTGCAAGTTCAGCACTAGCTTGAGACTCTAGATCACTATTAATAGCTCTGGCTGACCAAGCTGGACGAGTAGACGTCACCATTACATGGAGGTTTCTAAGGATAGATGCATAGTTGTTTACGTGAATTGCTTTAAGGGACTGGCTTACATCTTTGATCTCTGTTTGACCGTAGTAGCATTGATAGGACTTTCTTAGGTCCTTCAGCATTCCGCTTGTTAGTAAATACTTCTTATATTCATCAAATTTAGTCAGTACTTCCTTGCCGATATTCTCAGGCGATTCCGATGCCCAGTATGTTTTCATTTTCTATCCCCTTAAATTAAAAAGTGAAGTTAAAGCCGAATGAGTACTATTTTGTTCTTCAATCATTACCTGGTCAAATCCTAGTTTTATTGGGATTGGGTTAGTATGAGTGTCTATGTTTCTGACCAAATACATCAGCGCAGCGATTGCATCAAAGTGACCTAAAGTCTTAGATCTACCCCATCCTGATCTCTGTTCATTCCAGAACCCATATTTAAGGGATTCTATTAAAACTTGGCACGATGGATCTATCTCCAGCCTACCATCCTTAACCCATATCCTCATCTCGTTAACCATAGCCTCTAGACTATCCTTAGATGTTGGTATGAAGTGGCAATCATGTAAATAACCAAGGTCTTGGAGCAAGAGTAAATTGTTATTATCTGATATCCTCTTAAGTGGCTTTACATCTTTCCAAAGATCTAACTCAATCGCATTTACACTCTCGGCTATCTTTGGAGTAGTCATCTGTGGACCATTGATAATGAACTCTCGTTCTATGCAAAGAGTGGCTCTCTTAAAGTCATAGTATCCAAATATGATCACAGTAAGATCTCGAGTACCAATGTCCATACCAACATAGCGATGATAAAACTGTTTATGCTCTGTAGGTATAATCCCAATCTTTAGTTTATCTGCCTCTGGGATAATAGAGTAATCACTATCGACTATGATCTCGTTTAAGTATTCCCTCTTCCAAGTCGTAGAATCAGGTCCTTTAGCTTCCTTCATAAACTCATTTACTAACTCCTCAGGGAAACCAGACGAGTAAATATCAAATGAGGAGTAAAAACCATCGATCTTAGCCTCATGAATGTAATCCGTAAAATCATGGGCAGGGCTAACGGGACTAGAACTCGCCATGAGTAACTGTCCCCCTGTCGTAATCAACTGAGGTGTTAGGACTGAGTCTATAAGGTAGGTAAGATCATCCACGAAGGCCGCTTCATCTACTACGCATAAGTCAGCCGCAGTTCCTCGGAGATCATCTGCATGGCCGTTATTCACACCAGCGATATGGATCATTGAACCATTAGGTAATATATAGGCTCCCTCTTGGGAGTTCCATTTAGGTCGATAATCTTTACTAACGAATTTAAAGATCTCTTTAAAAATAGGATGAATCATTTTCCGAACAGATTTCTGAGTCACTGAGGCATATCTTATTTGAGCGTTGTCACTAGAGTAAGCAACACAGCAAGATATAATTACCAGAAGGAATGTCTTACCTAAACGACGAGAGCAATGGATGATATATTTTCTAGATTTAGTATTAGAATAAACCAGATCAAACATTTTCTTCTGCACATCTTTTAATAGACCATGTAGATACAGGATTATCTCTGATCTAACTTCGTTATTCATGCAGCTGATTCACCCTGTGATTTCACCAGCTTTAAAACATCTATTCTTTCTGTGATAACACTGACAGCATCAGATAGACGTTTTACCTCAGATTTCTCTACATCTGTTTGACCGAGGAGTTGTTTACCAAGCCAAATAAGCATAGTTACGTTACCAGCCATAGCTACTTCATATTGCTTTTTCAAGACTGAAATTCTCATGGGATCAATCTTTTTCTCACGATATTGTACAAATGTTATACCGAATCTATTTTTTATTTTTCGCTCTAAATGTTGCCTTTTAGAATTAAGGGATTTTGCATTATACTCAACCCCGTCCTTAGCTATAAGGCGTTCACAAACATAATCCATCGAGGCATTTAGTCCACAAAGAGAATCGACTAAACCCCAATCGAATTCTTTTACAGGCCGACCCATCTTCTTAGACATAAACCCACTCTTTTAAATGAATTAAATAAATATAGTTTACACAGGTAAACCATATAGATTCTATTATACCACGGTTTTTCTAATTCTTTAGATAATCTTAAGAGTACCCATTTAGAAATATCTCTCCCCTCTAAATGGTGAGTTTTAGCCTCCTCTACAAGGGGTTTATACTCTTTACGGTGATCAGGACACTCGTATAGGTCTGAATCAATTCCAATATAGATCCAGTAATCAAGATCATCACGGAGCTTTTTAATCGAGGGCCACTCAACCATTAAAGCTCCGAATGACCTTATCTAATTTAATTGAATTTAGTTCTCGTTTAATTTCATCGATTTGATTTCTCAAAGACTCGATCTCTGAGTTGATTAGTATTTCAGGCTTTCTAGAATCAAAGTAGGGTTTGATGGCATCTCTCCGGACAACCATCAAACCCATAGCAACTAAACAAACACCAGGATTGTTTAATGCTAACCCTTGGATCACGGATATAATAGTTAAGAGTTCGATTTGATACTGTGCGATAATTTTAAGCATTTTAAATCCCAAAGATGGATCTAGCTTTCCTGATTAAGATCTCTTTAAATATGGGGAAGATGTCTGGTTCAGTCTTGTCAACAACAGTCCCAAACTTCTCCAAAACGTCCTTCTCTATCTCCACTTCTCTAAAGACGAACCAGCCGTCTTCTTTTCCAAACCATATTATTCGTTGTGGATCTTTCATAGTCTCTTTTTCTTGAGTCCTAACCCGAACTGTAGCCATTAGTCAGCCTTTTCTTCTTTTACGGGCTCTTCGACTTTGGGCTCCAAGGCTTCGATATCGGAACGAATGTCCTGAATCAGTTTAGAGTAAAACATATTCAACTCTTGAACCCCTTCAAACTCTTCGAAATAAAATTGAACCCTACTTCTCAGGATTTGAATAGTAGCTGCATAGTAATCATGCACCTTTTTCAGTTCGTCTATATTCGCTGCCATGGAGCCTCATTTCATTAACACTTTTTAGATGCTTTTTTAGTAACTTTTTTGGTTGCTTTTTTCTTAGCCATAAATACCTCCTAGTTACAGATATTGACTAGTCTTATCGGGTAGTGTCAATATCATTTCATGGATATCAAATCAGAATTATTAAATAAATTATGTCGAATGAACACTTTGGAGATGGCTTCCCTTACTCCTAAAGAGGTTCAGATAGTAGAACTATTAACTTTAGGTGCTAATACTAAGGATATTTCTGAAAAGCTTTTTGTGGTCGAGAATACTATTAAGTATCACATGACGAATATTCACAGAAAAATTGGTAGTACGAATAGAACACAGATAGCCCTGTGGTATGTGTTTAACCTAGGGTTACTCTCATGAATATCGGTAAAGTAATAAATATAAGATGTGAAAGTCATTCTAACATTTCTATTCACGAATTAGAACCCTTTCAGGGAAAATTGAAAACTTTAACAAAAGATAAACTCGATGATCTTAAAAATTCCCTTATTAAAGACGGACTCCCTTTAGCCCTCCATGTATGGAGGGATGAAAAAGGAAAAAACTGGATCCTTGATGGTCATACTAGGATAACAGCCCTTAAATCATTGGAAGATGATGGTTATTTTGTTCCCCCTATTCCTGTAAATATAGTTCAGGCTAAAAGTAAGAAGGATGCTGCACAAATCGTTCTCATAGCCAATTCTAGGTATTCTCGGATGGATGAGACTAGTCTTGGAAACTATATGATCGAGATGGAGCTTAATCTTCCTGATATTAATCTATTAGATTTAATCGATATTGATATGTCTGATTTTAAAGTAGGTGAGGACATAAATCCCGAAGATGATGATACTTATACCAGGAAAGTCGAAACACCTATTTATGAGCCAAAGGGTGATAAACCTGAACTCCATCATGTTTATGATAAAAGTAAGTCTGACTCTCTTATAGATAAAATAAATTCTTCCTCCTTAGATCAAGAACTAAAAGAGTTTTTAATCTATTCATCTTATAGACATGTTAAGTTTAATTACAAAAACATAGCGGAACTCTATGCCCATCAAAGTAAAGAGGCTAAGGAACTCTTCGAGGAGAGTGCTTTGGTTATTATTGATTTTGATAAAGCAATAGAGCTTGGGTTTGTAAAATTAACAGAAAAAATGAAGGAATCTATAACAGATGACGAAGAATAGATTTGCTTGTTTTATTCTAACTCATAAAAGAGCAGATCGTGTCTATACCGTTGAGACGCTAAGAAAATCTAATTACACGGGTGATATCGTATTAGTTCTAGATGATACCGATAAGACTGCTGATGAGTATAAGAAGAATTATCCTAATGATAAAATATATATTTTCAATAAAGATAAGGCCATAGACCTTACCGACAGTGCCGACAATACTAGAAACCCTAAGGCAGTCGTTTATGCTAGAAACATGACTCATGAGATAGCTAATGAGTTAGGATACGATTACTTCTTAGTCTTAGACGATGATTATACAGCTTTCTCGTATACTTCAGATAAAAATGATCTCTTTAAACGTAAAGTTATTAAAAACATTGATAGGGTTTTTTCTATTTACCTAGAATTTATGATGAATACAAATACCGACACACTCGCTTTTGCTCAAGGTGGGGACTTTATAGGAGGAGCTGGTAATAATTATGCTAAAAAAATAATGTTTACTAGAAAAGTCATGAACTCCTTCTTTTGTAAAACAGAAAGACCTTTCTATTTCTATGGACTCATAAATGAAGACGTTAACATGTATGTCCTTAACGGTTCTAGAGGACACCTTTGCTTTACTAGCACTTTAGTTCAGTTAAATCAGGTGATGACACAGCAAAATGACGGTGGGCTTACTACTATCTACTTAGAGCTCGGTACTTACGTAAAGAGTTTCTACTCAGTTATGTATCACCCCTCAAGTGTCTATGTACATGATATGGGAAGTAAGAACAAAAGGATCCATCACCGGATTGAGAAAGACTTCACTTACCCTATGATTTTAAGAGAAGAGATCAAATACTCTAAATAGAACAAAGCAATAACTCCTGTATCTCTTTCCAAGACTTGGGTTTTTCCTTATCTAGAAACATTCTGTTTACTTTTGAAGCATATTCGTTATTTGAGTCCTCATAAGTACTTTTTATAAAATTATAACAGAGCTCTAACTCTTTTTTATTAAGCTTAATAAATAATCTTTTTAACCAAGCATGGGATTTGAGAGCTATAAAATTAGACAGTCTACTTTTTTCCATATGATATATTATAACTCCAAGAGTTATTATTTAGTAAATAAATTAAGCATATTTGTATCATTCTGAGAATTTATTACTATCCATAGTAACATATATTTTATTTGGTCTAAATGTAGGATTAATAAATTTTAATGTAATTTTTATTTATAAAAGTATTTATCTAGATAGAATCATAGAGTAAAAAACAAAAAACCTGAGTTTCAGAGACCCAGGCTTTTCTAAAATTGATCATAAAACCACTATGAACAACTCATACTCATCTAGTAATAAGTTTTTCTTAGTCTGTAAATATCAATTTAAAAGCCTTGTAGATTTTTTAAACTCAGTCTCACTAAAAGGGTAATTTTTATATCCTTTGGTGGGGTTGGATGGTTGCAGCCTTAAACAACTCAAAAAAGGCTAGGCATGTTTAATGCCCCGAAGTGAAAGCTAACGGTCTATTTAATACTAAACTATGGGGCGTCTAGTTGGGCAAGTCTCAGGAAGAGCACTAGGCGATAGGTCAGATATGAAGGAAACGGGATAAGAATAGTCTTCATATTACCTCAAGAGGGATTAAGTAGAGGTAGGGGAATTCCAGAGGTGTGAACTTTTGGGTCCAAGTGAAAAAGATTGGGATTAAATCTAAAGTGATTCTAGTCATGTGCTTTTATGGCAAGTGGCGAGCTCTTTTGTTATCGTTTCGTTTTGAGCAACAACTGCGAGTTTTGAACTCCTAGGGGTCAGTCGGTCGGTCTTTAAATAAGACTTTAGCCCCACGATAGCTTTAGATTTATGAAACCTCTTAATTGGCGGTTATTCTCTGTCTCCAAGGCATCTTGGGGGGTCAGTCAGAATAAAAACTATTCTATCGCCTTTAAGCCTATACACAGAGTTATCAACACACTTTGTTTACAATTAAATTACAGCTTGTTTACTATTATTTAGTTTACATCCCTATACTTTTCTACTAGTATCCAAGCCACTAAAATTGAACAATCTAGAAAGGATACCCATGAAAACATCTGAAAGTGTTTCCAATATTTTTAAGTCTATTATTCAAGCCCAGTCTGAGTTTACACCCGCAGTCAAAGATGCAACTAACCCTCACTTTAGGTCTAAGTATGCTAACTTTGATTCTATCGTTGATACCATTCGCCCAGTATTAGCAAAGAATGGATTAGCCTTTATGCAACCCACAGTGGATATTGATGGGAAGCTATTCATAAAGACTAGGATCATACATGGGAGTGGAGAGTGGATAGAGAGCTCTTACCCTGTTAATCCTGTAAAGAACGATCCTCAAGGCTATGGTAGTGCTTTAACCTATGCCAGACGATACTCACTCAGCTCTATCCTTGGAATTACTAGTGATGAGGATGACGATGGGAACAAATCTTCTCATCCACCCGATGGGAATAAAGTTTATAAACCACAACAAAAACCTCCAGGTGAACAAAAAACTATTACACCACCTAAAGAAATTGGTCCTGTTAAAGAAGTCCCACCTAATTTAGCATTATCTGTCTATGTAATGAAGTCCGGAAAGTATTGTGGTAGGACACTAGAATCTTTGACTCAACATGATCTAAAACTCTTTATAGCTTACTGTGCTGCACATGTCGTTGAGTCTGGTAAAGATCTTCCTGCCAAAGCTCAAGAGGATGAGAAGGCTATTAAGCAATATTTAGGGATTCCTTTATGATGCCAAAGACCAAGAGAAATTATGTCACAAACGTATACCCGCACACAAAGCTTGTGATTGATGGATCTTCGATTATAGAGATTCGCTCAATTAATAGCTTTGGACAAGTTGAGTTAGCTATCGAAGTGGATCTTAGCACTCATATAGAAACATTTAAGGTGAGGAAAGACAATGGCAGAGAAAAAACAAAAGATTAAATTATTCTCTCTTTGGAGAAAGACTGTAAATGTTAACGGGATTCCTACTGAGGTTCTTTCTGGTTATTTAGGTGATACTCAAATCTCTATTTGGCCAAACGGTTACAAGAAATCAGAGAAATCCCCCGACCTTGTTGCCTATGTTGAACCTAGATTCTTTCTTGATCCAAAGAACGATGGTGGACCTAGTGAACAAAATGGATTCTATAACAACTCAAACAAAATTGAAGAATATACGGATGATGATATTCCGTTTTAAGGAGACCTATGGAAGAAGTAAAAGAAGAAACTATTGCTGTAAAGAAAAGACGTGGAAGAAGAAAAAAAGCAGAAATTAATAACCAAAAATCCGTAAATAAAAATGATTCTGATCTTGTAAAAGAATTGCATTTAGAAATTGAAGTATTAAAAAGAAAGGTCTCAAAACTGAAATTAATAATACATAATTTTATAGACGGTGAATAATGGCTTACAACAAAAAAGATGTAAGATTCTTCGTTTCTCCAGAAGAGGACAGAATACTTACTAGACTTACAAACAAATATTCCAACGGTATTAGACGAGATATGGTTCATAAATGTTTTATCATAGGATTAGAGCAAATTAGATCCGAAGAGAGAAACATGACCATTGCTCAGAATGTGCGTGATCATATCGAACACGATTTTGAGGATGACTTTTAGTCCCAAGTAACTAAACTAACTATGGGCCAGAGTGGAAAAGTAACGTCGTTGATGTGGCATCCTTTGAAAGACAAATTGGTTAAAAGAGCTTCACTCTGGCCCACCTTTTTGGAGGGGATTTTGTCAAAATATTTTTCTTTAGACGGGAAAATCTTTTCTTTTTGGAAAGTTTTATCAAAAACTAAGGATTTTGGAAAATCAAACCAATATAAATATATATGCGAATGTGTATGTGGAAATATTAAAGAATTAAAAGCTCAAAAATTATTAAATGGTCATACTAAGAGCTGTGGATGTAAAAAAATTGAATTACTATTATCTAATGATAAATTTTATAGTAATAAGAAGTATGCTATAAATAATAATAGTTTTTTAAATAAATTTAAAATTGGAGAAAAAGTTGGACATCTTGAAATCAAGGAAGCTATACCATCATCATATAAAAAATATTTATGTTTGTGTGTATGTGGAAGCTTAAAAGAATATAATTTTAGTAAATATAAAAAAAATCATTGTGGATGTTTAAGAAATAAAACACAAAAAAGACTAATTTCAAGATATGAAAAAAATATTATATTTATAAAAACAAATTTAAATAATAAAAATATATTATTTAAAGAAAATCATGATGATAAAAACATATTATGTTATATAAAAGATTGTACGGATAATAAAAAAACAAGAAATTTGTGTAGTATCCATTATAAAAAATATATTTTAAATAAAGATTTTGAAGATACAAAAAATAAAATTTTAATTAAAGATCTTCCAATAGAAAAACAAAAAGAGATCCGTCGTAATTATCAAAATAAATTTAAAGAAAAAGATGGGAACAAAGAGAAATTAAAATTAAGAAGAAAAGAGTTACGTTTAAAAAAAGAAAATATTTTGAAAGAAAGAATAAAGGCTTCGTTCCGAAGAGCAATAAAAAGAAAATCATCTCCTAATTGGGTAGATAGAAACAAAATAATTGAAATTTACAATAATTGTCCTGAACATTATCACGTAGATCATATTATTCCATTATCTAGTAAAAATATTTGTGGTTTACATGTTCCATGGAATCTTCAATACTTATCATGTAATGAAAATGTAAAGAAATTTAATAAATTTGATTTTACATATAACAATGAGGGTTGGAGAAATGATTGTTAGAGATAAGGAAACAAATATTATTGGCCAACATGATCCTAATGATCCTACATATCTAGACTTTGGTGATGCGTCTAGAAGCTCTGGTATAATGTCTACATTTTATAGTGAAATTGATCAAAAGTGTATTGTTTCACATTATACTAAAGATGGTTTTGTAAGATGCCCAAAACCACAAAAGACTTGGAATGAACCTGGTAACTTTTCAAGGGACCAACTTATGTGCTTAGCCTCTGGTCTCTATTACTCTGGTAACTCACGACTACTTCTTATCCACTGGGATAAACAATACTGGACTGGATTCTGTCCTAACTGGGACATTTTAGCTCCAGGTGCCTATTTTCATTACATCCTCTGCGCTAAAGTATGGTGGATGTACTGGTTCGGACTCATCGGTTACCCATGGCAAATCCTAGATATTCTTTACTCCACATTAATCAGACCCCACGGGGAACAAAATCAAATCATCTGCGTGGCTAAAAGATCAGGACTGCTAAAGTTCTGGGCATTCTGTCATCCTTTCTGGAAAAGAGCTGTCTTAAATTATTGGGGGCTTAAAGGTGGGGATGCTGAGTGGAGAGATCAGATAGAAATTGGTGAGTATTTAGTCCGAGAAATTGAAGATGATATTAAATAGGGCAGAATTGATCTCGGAGTCTCCTTTTAAATTAAAAGTAACATTAGAAGGTAAGCCAAAGTCCATCAATCAACTCTATGGGCACCACTATCATGTGAAGCATA